CGATACGACTTCATATGCTCTCGGATGCTCTGATGCTTTTGCTACATCGAGCATTTGCTCTAACGCCTCTGTTCCAGATTCGATTACATTATAGAAGTTACTTCTAGCGTACTCATAATCTTTGTTCATTTTGTCGTCAGTGGGAACTTCTGTTCTCTCAATTACCTTCCCTTCGACTACATCATCCAGAGGCTCAAGTCCTAGACTTTTACCTATTTCATCATTCATATTATATTGTTCCATCTCCATCTGAGATTATTGTCATGGCTTTCCAGTTATCTTCTTCGTCTATTTGACTATATGGTAGTGTTGCGAATGCGCCAGCGGGTGGATTAGTATTCGGATTTGCGGGTGCTGTGAATGTATCACCGACTTTATATGTGACACCTGTTGTTGCGTCACCCGACACAAATAAATTCCAAGCCGCTTGAACTGCGGGTAGATTGATATTGTCTAAATATAGGCCACCCACCGTACCCATGTCATATATTTGATATTGTACTCCTGCCGTAATCTGACTTATTGCTACAGGAACAGTAGGAGTTGCTTCAATATGTGTTCCACCAGTATTATCTACGAGTGATGGAAACATATTTACATTAGAGAACTTAATCTGCTTCTTGGCTACAGTTGGTGAGAAGAAGTATCCTTTCATCGTAAAGTTTAGTGTCCAGATTAATGCTCTTCTAGTTTGAAAGTCTGCTTCATAACTGTCTTCTTGAGATACGCTATTCAAGACTACAGGAATATCAACGTATCCCATACCTTCTACCATCTGAACTCCAACAGTACAATCTGGCTTGAAAAAAGGCAGTATCTGCTCAATAATCTTCATTCCATCTTCATTGTACTTTGTCATTATGTTTAACTGAAACTCGATATCATATGGCGCAGGAGTAAACATTGTGTTCACGCCACCATCTGAGAGTGGTGATCCCTTTACTTGTTTCGTCAAACTAGTCAACTTTCTTTCAGCACTATAAGTCATGCCTGTGATCTCGAAAGACATTCTAGGCAGTGTTATCGCATTAGGAGAATTTAAGTTAGGGTCTTGCTCTAGTTTAGCTAAAAGCTTCTGCATAGGAGCATAGTTAATAGGCACCTTCATCTTCTGTATTGAAGTGCCAGCATTATTCTTTCTAGTGATCTCAATGTCGTTAAATAGCGTACCGAACACTGCTACATATCGTCTTGTGGTTTCGTGATAAAAGTGATTACCAAACATTAGAATGAATCCTCGCCAAACGGATTTGAGTTACTAAAATCAATAAAGTTATCTGATCCAAGAGTGCTTTTACCAAAGTCTTCAAACGCTTGATTATCTGCGAGTGTGTCGACCTGTTCATCGATTACAATCGTATCCTTACCAGTTACTGCTACACCAGAAGGATCAAAGCTTGCGACAACTTGTTGATATGGTCCTATTGCTGATCGAGCATAAGCATTGAACTCAGTCATCGCACCCCATATAGTAACACTACGATCAACATCGTTATCAATACTACTGATTCTAAACACAGGTTGACCATAAAAGAAATGGTTACTAGTTTGACCATTACCGATGTCTTTTGTGTTTGCGAATACAGCGATTCTCTGCCACTCCGTACTTGAAGGAATATCGATTTCTTCGACAATTAACTGGTCGTCACCTCCTGCAAATGCTTGCAGTTTAAGACCAGCATCAGCGTTCTTAACATATATACTCATTATCACACCATCTGGATTCGGGGAAGAAGCCATAGATTGCAATATACGAGTCAAAACAGGTGCATTATTCCCTAAGAATGTTACTGTTGTAGCATCTAAAGTTCCTCTAGGACTTGCCACACCTGTTGCGGTAACATTTACATTAGTCTTTTCCCATATTCCCTGATCTAGACCTGCATTTATGTCGTTAGTATAGAACATCTTATTATTGGTCTGGCCGTCTTCACCATTTAACGACTTATATTGATATGTACCCGAAGTCTGGGGTGTAAATTTAACACAAGAGCCAGCATAGCCTGGATAATACACTTGATCGCCATTTCCTTGATATCCACCATCACCATCTTTATCGCTATATGTTACAACATCCTCTGCTTCAGTTGTTGTTCCATTATTGTAGAAAGATAGTCTAGCAGAACTATAAAGATGTCGATTAGAGATATGACTTTGGTCGAATGTGTACTCTATACCCTTTTTAAGTTCTAATGCTTGAGCAGTATACGTTGTATCAGACGAAGAGTTGTCTCTAATGATGAACTGATATCCGTCAAGAATTTGCACTTCGTATGTTGGTACAAACGTGTCGAAGTTTTTATACAACTCATCGATGAATTTTTGACCAGTTCTAAATCTTTCGCCACTATATTCGAATAGTTCTGCACGAAGATCGTACATCTGGAGTGACCCCATCTGATAGAAGATAGACTCATGCTCAACGTGTTGAATCTCAAATGCTTTATTATTGAGTGGAAGATAGATTAGATCGCCTTCCATAGGTCTAGTATTTGATGTACGATATGCTCCTACTTCAGACTCGTATGTTCTTCTTGCGATTGTCATAGTGATTGAGTCTCGAATCTCAAGACCAAACTTAGACAAGAAGTCTCCTTCGCCTTCAAATCCGTCAACACTCTTAACGTACATTTCTGCCATGTGCGCTTCACTGAATGTCGAGAGATCGTCTTCGTTGAGGATGTCGTCTTTAGCCACGAGAGTTCTTGGTATATACCAAACATCCATTCCGTAGATTTTTATCGACTCAATAACCAGATCCTCGATGAGCGTCTGCTCCATCGAGTTTTCAAAGTTCTCAAAATAATAATTCTTAGCCACGTTTTTATCCTATCATATCGACAGACGGTAGAGAATAACTTGAAGCCATTTCTTCTTCAAGTCTTTGAATCTCTTCTCGTGCATCGCTTAAAATTTGTTCTCCATTGAACTGAACACCACCGGGCAATGTCATGCCATTGAACTTAGTGAGATTTGAACCCCATTGATATTTAATTTTTGCTGTTGCATAGTTTTGTAAGAAACGATCTTTCCACACATCTGTGAATGTATTAGGATCTACAACTGAATACGCTTCTATTACGATATATTCTCCTACAGATAATGTGCTCCAATCCATATCTAACATGATTCGATCTTGATGTCGATTGTATCGCATAGGAACTTTACCAACCAACAGTTCTTCCATAAGTTGTAAATGAGACATTGCCATCTGAAAGTTAAGTAACTCGGAGTTAACTATATTGTGCAGATTCTGAAGAACAAAGTGATACTTAGCATTAAAGATGCCTGATCCAATTGAAGTCGTAGAGTTAGGAGTAAAGACATTTACTGCGCCAATGATATTTTCTGGTACAGGAATATACTCTAGTTCGAATGTGCCTTGAGTCCTTGCTACGATAGATGCGGCAGGATAATTGGGGTCTACTGCGTTTTTGGCCGTAAATGTGTCGCTGACCACAAATCCACTCTCACTGAATGTTCCAGTTGTGGGCTTTTTATAGAAAAGTTTTTTATTGGCTGCATCAATTGCAACAACGGTTGCAGTTGCTGTGCCTGCTTCTTCTCCTGACAAAGCACTTGATACTTGTCTTATCACATCACCAACTTTAAAGTCTGGATTATCTCCATCTAAAGTCCATACGGGCGAAACTGTGATACTAGAGTTTACCACTTCATACTTAACATAAGTCTTTTCAACACCATCGAAATGATAATCTTGATAATATGACAGAGCCTCATCGATACGATCATCGACTTGATCATCATCGACATTGATCTCGATAACAGGTTTACCTAATTTTCTGAGGCAAAATTCTTTGAATTGTGTTTTGCTTGTTGGCTGTGCCATGTCTATATCCTAAAATTTGTTGGTATATTATCTATTTATACTCTGTCTGCCACACTCAAGTTGAATGGATTATCTGGATCATAAAATTGTTTTACTGTACGTTTTACGTCTATAGAGAGGAAATACTCGTCTAGATAGGTACCCACAATATTACCATTATCATCATAATATGTTTCACGCATCTCGATTACTTCTTGTTGGTGAACAGTACTATCACTCTCAAGCCAAGCATCCCCATACTGTAGCCAACTAGCACCCGTATTATTCAAAACGGTGCTTATGATATTCAGTCTGCTATTTAAGTCGCCTGTATCGCCACGCCTATCGAAGACCTCGACATCACCATCTTTAAGAATTGATTTATATCTATATCGAACAGTCATTATAAGTTCTCCGCTACTATATGAATTCTATGTAGATATATATTCGAGGCATTCCCAACACTGTTGGAAGTAACGCCACATCTCCAAACAACATTTCTACTTTGCTGAGTAGCCGGCAATATGATTTCATGCTCATGCTGAATAGATCCCGCCTCACTAATCACCAAATTAGTTGTCACCGGACTGGTGTTTGCAGGATGAAAAGTCTTGCGATACTTTTTATGAAGAGGAGCAATGAAGCTTACGAAATTGCCATCGATAAAATTAGTGTTACTATAGTATAATGTGTCTCCCACCGACAATAATTGATTATTGTCTGTTGCTGTTATAATTGTGAATCCTTCTGTAGACTGAAGGGTGCCGAAAACACTGTCGCCCAAAAATCTTAGTCCAGTGACAGAATTTATATTCGAGCCGGAGTTA